CATGTTTGAAATTTCTATTTTTTTGAGAGTTTTACCCTCAAAATTCTTGCCTTCCAAAACATAATATCTTCTTACATCTTCACCATCGTCTATTAATCTTTCTGTTTTGTATCTAGCTACAAAATTACAGAGTTTTTTATAATAAATATGATCATTTTTGTCGTAACAAATGTGATACAAACAATTATTTCTTGAGATATACTCTGTATTTTTGAAAACTTCGTTATATTCTTCGTCAGATGAATCACAGAAAAACATTTCTTGTTCTTGTTTTTTCTTAATTTTGGAAGCTTTTTTCATTAATTTTTTAACCTCTTTTATTTTTTCTTCTGAATTATTGAAATTTTCTAAATAATCCGTAATATCTCCGTGTTCTTTCAAGTTTTGTAAATCTATAACAAAAATTTCTTTAGCTGTTGACAAAAGTTCGTTATATATTATTTCAATATGTTTTTTACCTGTTTCATCGTTGTCAGGAATAACATAAACAGTACAATTTTCAAGAGTTTTAGTATATTCAGGTTTCCATTTTTTAGCTCCAAGTGCATTTGTAGTTGCAACAAAACCCAAATTTCTCAAAGTTTCGACATCTTTTTCGCCCTCAACTATAAAAATAGGTGTATTATTTTTTCTAGCTTTTAAAACTTCAGGCAAATTATACAAAACTAGTTTTGTATCTTTTAAATTATTTATCCACTTAGTACCGTCAAAATGTGATTGTGCAAATTGTTTTTGCCCATTTTTGTAATATCTAGTAGTTTTGTGTACTGGCTCGTTTTTTTCATTTACGTAAATATATTCTTGTGTTTGTTTTTTATTTGTGTTATAATAATTGTTATTATTGTTAAATAAGTCTTTTTGGTCTAAATCTAGACTTTCAATAATATTTTTATAATCACATCCAGCATGACAATATAACAAAATACCTTTGTTGCCTTCTGAAATGGACAAGCTATTGACGTTATCTTTGTGTGCTGGACATTTTGCTGTGTATCCTTCCCCTGTTTTCTTTACATTCTCTAACATTCTTAATACCTCGTTTAAATTAACCATTATTTTATAATATCCTTTCAAATTTTTATAATTTATAAAAAAACTACGATCAAATAATTTGTCGTAGTTTTATAGTTTTTATTGTTTTTTGTGTTACGCTTTAAATGTTGTATTTAAAAAAACACAAAAATATTAAAATATTAAAATTTAGAAATTCCAATAAATATTTATTGGGACTGTTTTTTCAATTTTATTTTTTTTTCCAATTAGTATAAAATCTATTAATTTATCAATAGTTTCTCTTGTAAGTTTGTCTATGTTGGAGTACTCACTTATTAAATTTTCTTTGTTAAAATTTTTTGTAAATTTATTATTAATAAACTCAATTTTGTTCTCAAATTTTAAAATTAAATTATTTAATTCTTGTTCTTTTTGATTAAAATCCTGTGAATATTTAACAAAATCGTCATCTGTTATAATTTTTTTTAATTTATCTAGATATAAATCTTTCTTGAAACTCTCGTAAGATTTAAGTTCTTGTTTTAATTTACTAATTTGAAACTCTAAATCTTGTTTTTTTTGAGTTAAATTTTTATTTAAAATAATATTTTTAGTTAAATTCTGTTTGTTTAAATATTTTTTTGTCTCCAATTTAAACTCGTGAATTACTATTTTTTCTAATTTTTCTTGTGAAATATAAGCTCCAACACAGCTGTCTTTGGAAAAATACTTAGTTTTACATCTAAAAAATTTTTTACCGCAACTATAACTTGAAATCATTGAATTCCCACAATTCATACACTTTAATTTTCCAGCAAAAACCCCAATATTACCGTTATTACAAGATTTATATTTTTTATTAATTATATTTTGTACTTTATCCCATAAATCTTTTGAAATAATAGGTTCGTGAGTGTTTTTTACTATAATCCATTCGTTTTTTGGTTTGTTATATTTTTTTTTAGATTTGTAAGAAATCGTCCCGCTTGTGTTTTGTATCATATTACCAATATACATCTCGTTTGTGAGCATTTTCATAACAGTTCTCAAGCTCCAAAGACCACTTTTTTTATTAATATTTATATAATTTTCACAATTTCTAGATTTATACTCACTAGGACTTAAAATTTTATTTAAATTTAAATATTTAACTATAAAAAATTTACCCATCCAGTTAGAAAACATCTCAAAAATCAACCTGACAACATCAGCCGCAGGTTTGTCTATGATTAAGTGTCCTTTTTGGTTTGGATCTTTTTTATAACCATACAAAGCAAACGAACCGATATACTGACCGTTTAATCTTTTATTTGTCAAAACACTTTTTATATTATTCGACATATCTTCAAGAAACCACTCATTAACTAAACCGTTAATTTGTCTAGATTTCTTGTTTCCGTCAATACTAGTATCAGCATTGTCAGTAATTCCAATAAATCTAATATTCCAGACTAAAAATTTTCCATGAATATATTTTTCTACCAATTCCATTTCACGAGTAAATCTAGACTGTGACTTACACAAAACCACATCAAACTTGCGTTTTTCAGCGTCTAATAATAATTTTTTAAACTCAGGACGATTTCTGTCCGAGCCTGTATAATCATCATCGCTGTAAATATTAAAAATTTCCCAGTTTTTATTCACAGCATAATTAATTAACATAGATTTCTGGTTCTGTATACTTTCGCTGTCTGTGTTAGTATTTTTGTTTTTATCTTCCTCGCTAAGACGACAATAAATAGCAACTCTTAAATTACTTGACTTCAAATTTAACTCTCCAAATTAAAACTAGNNTTAGAAATATTATTATTAATAATCTCAGCTAAAAGACGATTAAATTCACTTTTACGAATTTCTTCGTTTTCATTTTTATATATATTTTTACAAATTATTGTATTCCCCAGCCGTGGTTTGTTTGTTTTATCAGGTTTCTTACACATTTAAAATCACTACTTTCTAAAATATTTATATTCAATAATAAAAATTTTAGAATTAACAATTTTATTGAAAAAGTTTTATCAACAAAAATTATTTTTTTGTATATTTTTACGACAAAATTCTACAATTTACGACAAATTATTCAATTTTCAAGGTGCAAATCAGACAATTATTGTCTAATTAGCACAAAAGTCAAAACCAAATTTTTTAATTTTGGTATTGACATATTCCGAAAAATGTTATATTATGTTTATAACAACTTAATATTTTTCGGAATACATTTAACACGTTGTCGCGTGTTATTTTTTTATGCTGTTCAGCATTATAACATATATTTTTAAAAAAATANNNNTTATTTATTTTATATAAAAAATTAAATTATATAAATTATTTTTTAGTTAATTTTAAATAAACTTATTTGTATATAATATACAAAAATAATTAATAAAATAAACTAAAACTTATCTTCAAAAATTTTCTCCGGCTAGAAATCTAAAAAAGTTATTAATTAATAAAAAAAATATAGTAAAAATAAACAAAAATTAAAATTAAAAAGGTAAATCGTAATCTTCAAATTCGTTTTTTTCTTCTTCTGTTTCTTGTTCTTTAGTTTTTTTCTTTGAGTCTAAAAACGTTACTTTGTTAATTAATACTTTTGTTGATTTACGTTTGTTGCCGTCTTTGTCGGTGTACGAATCAACTCTAAGACCCCCTTCGACACCAACCAAACTGCCCTTAGAACAGCTTGCACAAATAATTTCAGCAGTTTTGTTCCAAGCGATACAATCTATAAAATCTGTTTCGTCTTTTAATCTAGACACAGCAATTGAAAAATTAACGTATTTCTTGTTAGAATTTGTCGTTTTTTCTTCTAAATCGTGCGTTATTCTACCAGTTAAAACAATATTATTAATCATTTTTCTACTATTTATCCTCTTTTTCTACATTTTCACGACAATTTTTGCATCTAGCTATTTTATCACTAGATTTCTTCAAAGATGCCTCATATTGTGATTTTGAACTGTAAAATTTTCCGTTATATTCGACATTTTCAAACTTTTTATGACAAATATCACAAAAATAATCTTTATCTAGCTTAATATGACCCTGATTTTTACCAGAAACAGCGTCAAATTGATCATCTTCGACAATATCAAACAAAGCCATAAATAAATAACGTCTAATATATGTTTGAATTCCTCCAAGAGCCTGCATTTTGTTGCCTTTTGGAACATCAATATCAACAGTTGGAGCTGTAATAGTTATTTTTGTATATTCGTTATTTTCTTGGATCTCTGTATCAATTGCACTTAATTCAGCAAAATTTTCTCCAAATTTTATAACTGTGCAGACTTTGTATTTGTCGCACAGTTTAATCACATCAGGCATGAAATCTTTTAATTGATAGTATTTAAATCCTGCGAATTTGTTTTCACCAGAACGTTTTAAATCACAGTTTAACAAATCAACTTTAATTTTTTGAATTTTCTCGTAAATATTCAATTATTTAACCACCAAACTTGTATTTTGTACCATTCTAGCGTGTGGTATTTCGCAACCTTTTAGAAGTTCTTCTCTAATTAACGTTTTATCTGGCTGAGGAGGTTGAAATCTCAACAAATGATCTGCTTGATTTACAGCCCATTCGACAAATTTTTCATCTAGATACAAAGAATTTGGATTTTTTCTTATATTTATAATATTTCTTGTCGTTTCAATTTTTGTTTTGTCAATATTTTCCATTTCAGTTTTTAAATATAGTTTTAATCTGTCTATTGCACGCTTTTTTTGATTTGATCGGTCTCTCAATATTTTAGCTTCGTTGTCTAAAGCTTTGGTTTCTATACCTAATTCTTTAATCAAACAAGCTATATTATCAGCTTTTTGGTCAAATTCTTCGTTAATTGCGTCTAAAGTATCTTCAAAAAATTCTGGTTCTATATCTTCTAAGCCGTCTATTTTGTTTAATAATTCTCTGTATTGCTGAGAAATTTCATATAACTTCATTAAATTCGTCTTCCTTAACAATATTTATTTTAAATTCATATATTTTTATAAAAACAACTGGATAATCTGAATATAATTTATCAAATTTTATGGAAACAATTTGTTTGTCGTCTGGATACGCTACTCCATTCAAACCGTCAAGAATGCTTTTGATAATATTATCTCCGTCTGGAGTAACAGTTGGAAGAATTTCACCATTTAACATCATTTGTTTTTTGTTTTTAGTTATATTTGACGGAATTTTATAATAAGCAATAATTTCTGATGCTAAAGGTATATTTTCACCAAACATCATATTTTTACCGTATTTTAAAATATACGAATTTTTGACATGTTTTTCATAGTTAACGGTAGTTTTTGGTGTATAAGCTATTGATTTCCCATTTTTAAAAGCTAATCTAGGACGTTCTTTAGCATGTGGTTTACCGACAACCACAAAATTAACAACATTAATCATTTTTGTTTTTCGTATCTCCAATATTTACGAGATTTTCTAGATTCTCTAAACAATCAATAGTTTGATTTTCTAATTCTTCTCTGAAATATTTTTCTTGTATCATCCACAGCAATCTTAAACTCCAGCAACTTGTTTTTATTTTGTTTTCTAAAATATATTCTTGTATTAATTCGTTAGTTTTAGCTAATTCTAACGGATTTTTTCTAATTTCAGATACAATTTCTTTAAATTTCAATTTTTATCACCTATTTTAAATTTTAAATTTTAAAAATTATTTAAATGTTTGTTTTTCATTATTTTTGGATAATCTTTGTAAGAAACATCAAAATCAACAGGTCCACTAATACCATTCGCTTGCCCGTTGCTTGAAGTCTGCCAAATACCACAACTTAAAGATGGTTTTGAAATCTGCCACTGAGCTAACCAAATATCGTAATCTTTTGATAATTCGCTATAAAATAATTTAGTTCTGAACCAGTCTAAATTTGCGTAAATCATTACATAATATCCAGCATCTTCAATAGTTTCACAAAAAGCTTTACAAATATCTGTTCTTTGACGTGTTGTCAATTTCAACAAACTTGCGTCTTCAATATCAAAAGCAACTGGATATTCTAACTGGTAACCTTTTATATTTTCTAGACAAAATTTAGCTTCTTTCACAGCTTCTGTTGTACTAACAGCATACGAATAATGATAAACACCACAATAAATACCTGCTTTTTGTGCATTTTTTATATTTTCATGGAATCTAGAGTCAACTTGATTTGGACTAGAAACACCATAACCTTCGCGAATCATTGCAAAATCGAAACCACTTGGTTTTACAGATTTCCAATTGATTGTGCCGTTGTGTTTGGATACATCTATACCTGATAACATTTCATTTTCTCCCATATTTTTATTTTTTTCTTCATCTCTAATTTCTAATTTTTAATTTATTTTTTCATCTTTAATTTCTAATTTTAGTTCGATTCTGTTTAAAATTTGTAGAATATACAAACTACAAAGTATATTTAAAATATCTGAGATAATTTTCAAAAACATTAATTAACTCACACCTCCCGTCGAAGCTAAATAAACGGCTTGAACACTATGTTTCACAACTTCGTACATACCTGTAGAACCCAGTAAAATCGGAATTATATTGAAAATTCCTAAAATAACACCGTCAATTGTAAAATCAGCTACAAAAAAGAACCTGATTAATGTCACAATTGAAGACATTATCAAGTTCAAAATTAACGGATTAGTATTTGTATATTCTTTGAAAATCTCAACACTAACCGTAACTATTGATATACAACCAGCCAGAGTTAAAAACATTTCTTTAGTAATAAACTTGCTAAAGTTAAAGTTAAAATTTAATTCTTGTTCTGAATTTTCATCCATATTAACCTAAACCTCCAAAAAATTTAAGCCGTTCTTTTCCACATATAACAAGTTATATACGGTTGCAAGTTGTTGTGTGAGCTTCCACCACCTGTTGCTTCTGTAGTATAGTTCCAATAAGTACCAGTCCATCTAGAGGAACCCGCAGGTTGCCAATTACTAGAATCTGCACTTGAGTTCCACCCTGGTACTGTGTGTGTATGTGATGGAATTTGTGAAGTTGTTAACGTAACAGTTGAAGCACCGCCTGTTTCTTCTACTGTATTAAAATTTGAATCGCTGGTATTAACACAAACGGGCACACGTCCAGACCCCCACAAACTCCAGGTACCACCAAAATAAGTGCTAGGATTTGCTGAATTTATAGTCATGTATATAACTCCAACAGGATACAAAAAATTTAACAATAATAATTTTAAATTTGTACCTAAAGCCGTGTTAACTTCTAAATTGTCGCAATATGAGTTGTTACACTCAAGACTATTATTATTTGACGGGAACTTGTTAATACCTAAAGATATTAAATTTGTATCAAAAAACACAAGTGGTATACCCTTAGACACTTTTAAATAAATAGTCGCAGAATAATTAAAAGCGTCGGTACAAGTAACCGACACGTCCCAAGCATAGTTATTGTCTAAATTAAATACAACATCAGTATTATTTGAGATATTAACTGGATCTGAGTATGTTGTATCAGTTGTTTTTTTGTATTTGTAGTATAGTGCTGTGATTGAATTTGTACCTGAAACGCTTGAAACTGTTGCATTAACGTGCAAAGTGCATTGAGATTCATAGTTGTTTAATCTTGTACATGTGGCTTCAATAACAGGTACACTTAACGCTGCAACTGTTACAGTTTTAGTCAAAGAAGTGTAATAACCTCTGGAATCAGTAGCTCGAACTGTTAAAGTGAAATCGCTTGACGTGTTCAAATAAGTGTTTACAACATTGTAAAGGCTTGCTGAAGCTGAGGTTGTAATAGTCGAAGAAAGAAAAATCAGTTTATAACTTACTAAACTAGCTCCTCTTTGAGCTGTTGCTGCTGGCCAGCTTACTTGCATTGTTGACTTTTTTTGGACAATTAGTTGGTTATTACCTGTGATACTAGTAACAGCAGAATTAATATCTTGATATGCCACGCTACCACTTGAAAAAACAGGTTTAGAACCAGCTAAGACAAAAATTTTGTCAACCCAGTCCCAGTCGTCTGGGGTACTCCCGCCTGAGATATAAGTACCTATTGTGATTCTCAAATATCCAGGGGCTGTATTTGGGTATAGTGCGCCAATTTGGTCAAGCATGGATTCCGTTAAATTTATAACATACGGGCTTGTTTTTGTTGGTTTGTTAAAAACAAAAAGATCTGAATAACTCCCACTTGAAGACAAGGCATATTCTATTTTAAACTGTAAATCAAAATTACCTTGGTTATAAAAATTAACTGTGATACTACTTGTGTTGCCAGTCAAATCAGACGGTGAAATACTTGAAATTGTTGCTCTTCTAGCTATTTGCGTTAAAGTATAAGAAAAACTTTGATTTGAAGAAGTCAAAACCCCAGATAAATTAATATACGCCGAACAAGTTAAGGTTTTTGTACCGTCTGAGTTGTGATTAATTGTAAAAGTCTGTGAAAATAAAATAATTCCAGACTCTGTAATTTTTTGAGAGCTTGAAATTGCTTGTGTATATGTTGTACCGTCAACAGTAACGTACAAATTACCGTCACCGTATGTTTGATAACCTGAATTAGTCCTCCAAAAATAAACATCAACTGTAACTTGCGAGGTATTATTAGTTGTACTTTGTGAATTCTGATAAACACTAATATGATATTTAACATACGAGTTACTTGTGGACATATCTTGCGAATCTGCCAAAAAAATCACCTCTAAAATTAAAAAACGGGGTGTTTTACACCAATTTTACAATTCCTACCCCTGTATTTGTTGAATTATCAATAGACAAAAATCTTAATCTGTTTTGAAGAGTTAACTCCCCTTCAATAATACATTTCTGCATATGAAATTCATCGTAATTAACCCAATAAACAGGATTCATACTTGAATCGTATCCAGTAAAACCGACATCTGCGTTAAGTTTGATTATACTTCCGTCTTTACAGTATATTAATATTCCGTCTTTGTTTAGTTCTAAAATCAAAGTGTTATATTCGTCAAATAATTGAAGCGAACCACTCTCGTTTTCATTAGAACCTAGCTTGATTGTCCCACCTTTAATCATATCTCCAACTAGATTAATAACGTTAATATTCTGCATATCCAATTCTCCACTAATAGTCCAAGCAGAGTTAAAAGTCCCGTTAATTCCTGTGGTAGAAAAACCAATACCACCGTTATTAATCATTATTACGTTCTGAGCATTTTCTTTAGGCAACTGGTCAACAATCAAGATTTTGTCGCCTTCGTTTATAACATAACTCCCGCCTAAAACACCTTTTATTTGATTTGTTGCCTCTTCTAGTTCTTTTTCTAGTTTTGACGTTACCTCTTGGTTGATTATATCTCCTTTTTCTACAATTTTATTTTCTATAGTTGTTAACAGATTTTTTAGATTATTCTTGAAATTTCCAAACTCTAGTTTTGTAATTTTGTCAGAAAGACAATCGTAAACAAGAGAAATAACGTTTGTTATTAAATCTATTTTACATTTGGGATGGTGTACCCAAATAGTATCACCAATGTCATTAATTCCTGTCAAATAGGCATTCAAAGTATAATTTACTTTTGGTGCACTATTAGAATTCAAATAATTAAGACCTTTAGTTCTTAAATCGTTTTCAAGAGCTATATTATAACTAGTTTCGTCAAGATTTCCTTCGTTATCTGTGAAATCTTCAGAATTTATGTTATCTTGAGAGAAAGTTATAACTTTTGTATACGGAATGTCATATAATTCTGTATCAATAGCCAACCAAACTTCTGGCAATTTTAGACCGTCTTTACCAACTGGCATTAATTTTGTAGTAACGTTAGACCAATCCTCAACAGATTTAATATTAACAATGTTTTTACCGTATTCTAGATTAACACCTCTATCAAGTCCTATATTCTGGCGAACTTCGATATTGTAATTATTACGAACTAAATGCCCGCCCCACCTGTCAATTACATCATTTACAGCTTCTGCGAGAGATTTTCTAACACACCTATAACTAAATTCGCTTGGTATATCTGAAATTGTAGTAAAAGGCGAAGTTATATCAGTAGCTGAATTCAGATGATCAAGGGCAGCGTTACAATTCATCTCAAAAACATAAGAATCTTCGATAATATAATTTTCACTATCAAAATACAAGTGTCTTGCTATAAATGAGATTTTTCTGTTTTCAATTTGTGTGTCTTTAATTCTAAAACACTGATATCCCCAAGGTGTAGAAGCTCTTATTATATTCCCAGATATATAATATTCAAGATTTTCTAGTGTGTCTTTGATTTCTAGATAATAATCTCCGTTGTCTTCTTTATAAATCAAAGCTTTCAAAGGAGTTAAAGTTTTTAAACCGTTATCAGAAAAAGAAGTTTCATTGCTGGGATATATAGTTAACATATTTAATCACCCGAACAATCTATAATTCTAGTACTAGTATTATTATCTGGTTTCTTGTTGTCTAAATATGTCTTAAAAAGTAACGAATACCCTGCTAAATCTAGTAAGGTATCTTTTATTTTTTCTTCAAGTTCAAAATTCCAGTTTTTGGTATTTTCTGGTTTTTTATCTATAAATATTGTTTTATATTTTTCCAAAAGATGTTCTAACCTTGAAAATTTGTCTTCTAATCTAGCTAAAACTATTGAAAAACCGTATTTATCTAATGTTTTTGAAAAACTAGATCCATACATATTATTTTTGTGAATCAAAATATCAGCTAAATCATCACAATTTTTATAAATAGACTTTTCAATGCACACTAAAACCACCTACTTTTTGGATTAATTATTATTCTTGTTAAATTTCCAGTATAAGTTACAGTATTCATTCCATTTGGTAAAGTCGGAAAAACTCCAGTCATAGCTCGATTTCTATAAGTACCCGACCCATCACCATCTAGACAATCTTGTTTCTCACAATCAACAATTAAACTACCACTTTCAATATTAGTTAAATCTACCTGAAATTGAGCCAAATCGTTTATTGAAATTTCTATTATCCCAGACCCGTAAAAAGTAAAAATTGGTTTAGATTCGATATAACCTTGATTTGTAACGTCAATACTTGTTTCAGTGTCAATTGTAATGTCAACAATTGGTTCATCTAACAAATATTTAAACGGCTGGACGTAAATACTAACTTCACATTCTTTGAAAGTCACAAGTCTTTCATATTCTAGACTCTCTAAAAACGAACACTTATAATATTTTTCTGGTTCATTAGAAAAAACAATCTCACCTGAACCACTAAAATACCAATTAATTGCGTCAATATTAGCTTCGGGAGTTATACCAATTTTTAAAATTTTTTCATAAGATTCATACCCTAAATTTTCTATTAACGACCCGTCTAGACCATCAATTTCAGTAATTTCAGTTCTTAATTTTGGTTTGATTATTGGAGGCAATTCTTGAATTATCAAGCCTGGTATTGTATTTGAATTAACGCCGTTGTAAACAACATAGTTCAATTTTTTCACTTCTTTCAGTTGACAAATTAGAAAATGTACGTTATAATGTACATATAATATAAATATAGAATATTAGAATATTAGGAGGAATATTATGCCAAGTACAAATGTTTCAAATTTTAGAAATAATGCTTTTGAGTATTTTAATCGTGCTGTACAATTCAATGAAATAATTAATGTAAGTACCAAAAACGGCAATGCTGTTGTAATGAGCGAGGAAGATTATAATGGACTAATTGAAACGGCTTATATTAACAGCTTACCAAGTGTTGTTGAAGATATTCAAGAAGCAAAAGAAAATAGTAATAATCCTGAATATTGGCTCTCAGAGGAGGAAATTGATTTATAGATGTACAAAATTAAATACTCACAGAGAGTAAAAAAACAAGTTAATTTTATAAAACAATCTGGATTAACTAAAAAAGTTAAACAATTAATAGAAATTATTAAAAAAAATCCATATCAAAGCCCACCTAGTTATGAAAAATTAAGTGGTAATTTGATTGGATTTTACTCTAGAAGAATAAATATACAACATAGACTAATTTATGAAATTTTAGAAACAGAAAAAATTGTGAGAATAATAAGTATTTGGTCACATTACGAATAAACTACTTTTTCAACGTTATCAACTATTAATTCACCGAATTTGTCGCCGTCGACTTTAAAACTCATACCAGTTAAAGCACTTTGTAATGCTCTGATTAATCCATTTTGAGAATTAATATTTTTGTTCGATTCACGTTCTAAAGAACCAATTTCGCCAGTTGTAATATTTGGATCTATATCAAAATCTGTTGGAATTGCGTCACCCATTTGTTTGGAAACTTCAGACATTTCGTCTTCAAAACCTTCACCTATACCCAAAGCTAAGTTTTTACCGATCATGTCTCTAAATACTCTTGAAGGTGATTTAATACCAAACAAACTTTTAATACCATCTAAAACACCTTTACAAAAACCTTTTATTTTGTCCATTATCCACTTAGATACATTTGAAATACCTTCCCACAAGCCTTTGATTAAATTACCACCAATTTCTTTAATTTTACTGCCCCAATCACCGAATACTTTGGAAATTTGTGGCCAGAAAGCTATTAACAAACCAACAACAGTCGCTATTAAAACAGCAGGCCATGCGAATACTATTCCTCCTAAAATTGCCAAACCTGCACTTATAGCGGCTCCAATTGCACTTATTGCTGGAGGAATCAACAAAGCTAAAGCAATTAAACCAGCACCGACTAACACGCCCCACTGCTTTAACCACGGTATGAACCCCTCGAATTGTGTTTTTATAGCGTCCCATAAAGCCTCACCTAATGCAGATAATAAAGTTGCACCTAATTCTAAAAATTCTGGTGTTTTTTCTATTATCGTTAATGCTAGATTTTTAAAACTTTCTTTTAATTTTTCTAACGAAGCATCTAAATCATCATCACCGTTTAGAATTTTCATCAAAACTTCGTTTAAAGCTCCACCTACATCATTCGCTGAAGTCATTATTTGAGTCATTGCTGGAGCAAAAATTGCACCTATTATATTACTTGTTGCTGACATTGTAGACCCAAAAATTGCGAATTGGTTGTCTAAACCTTGTAAAGAATTTAAAGTTTGTTCACTAAGAACAGCACCCATACTATAAGCGGTATTTGTTATATTTTCTAGTTCTTCGTTGCTTAGAGCTAAAAATGGTTGTAGTTCAAGTGCACTTTTACCTAAAACTTGCATTGCTAGAGCGTCTCGTTCTGTTTCATTGGACATATTTCTTAAACTTTCTATAGTTGACCAAAAAACAGCTTCGTTATCTAACAAACTACCATTTGAATCAGTTACGGAAACGCCTAAAGTACTAAAAGCTTTAGCAGCCGTACTTGTACCATCTTTAGCGTTTAACATCGTAGTATTTAATTTTGTTAAAGTACTAGAAATTGTTGACATATCAACGTTCAAAACATCAGAAACAGCAGAAAATTTTTGTACACTTTCAGTACTAAGACCAGTTTTGGCTGCTAAATTTAACATTGAATCTCCGTAATCAGCAGCACCAACAACTGCTTGTTTTACATAGTTAGTAAAACCTGAAATAGCTTGATTAATAGCTGAAATACTTGCTTTTACAGCCTCGCTTGCCAGATTAGCAAGTAAAGTAGCACCAAATATTTTAGTTTCTTCGCTTGCTTTTTTAGTTTCTTGTGAGAATTTTGACAGCCAATTAGTATTTTCTTCTTCTTCTTCTTTCGCTTTTTCTAGTGCTTTGTTATTTTGTTCTAAACTATTTTCAAGTTTAGCTACAGTTGCTTCAGATTTGTTTAATTCAGTCTGCCATTTTAAAGTTGCGTTACTATTTTCACCATATTTTTGGGTCATTTCTGCGACAAGAGTTCTTAAAGCTTCTGATTTTTCTTTTTGTTTCTCTATTTGTTCAGTTAACAGCTCGTTTTTTTTAGTATATCCTTCAATACTTTGATTATTTTTATCATAAGTATTGGACAAAATACCCATTTCTGAACCTAAAACTTTAAGCTCATTTGTTATATGAGTAACAGCTTGTCGATATTCTTTTTCGCCTCCAAGTTCAATAGTACCTCCAAATGTTGTGGACCCAGCCAAATAAACACCTCATTCCGCCTGCCGGCTGGCAGGTCTGTTTTTTTAGAACGGCAACCATTCTTCTGTTTTGTTGTTTTTTAGTTTTGTTTTTAATTGTTCACGTTTTAGATCAAAAATACATTTTTTGACTTTAAAATTGTGATAGATTTTAAAATGTGAATATAAATCAAACCAAAATTTTAAAGTCATTCTACCTACATCTTTTGAGCTAAAATTCATTAATTTAACACCTGAAAAATATACCCACGAAAAATCAATTACAAAATTCCCGTCTGATTCATCGTGGGTAACTCGTTTTTTGGTGTTGCTGGCATACTTTTAGAAACTACAGCTTTTATTATTTCTGTTGTTTTTTTTATTCCTAAATCTGTTATTATTCGTCCTATTTGTTTTCTTGTAAAAAAAGGTTTGTTTGTTTTACGTTTTTCATTTTCTATATCTATTCCTTCATTGATAGCTTCAAAAAAGAAATCAGTTAACGTTCCTATTTTAGGCTCTTCGGTATTTCCAAAACTTTCAAAACACTTAATTGACCCATATTTTTCTTGAATTGCTTCTATTACGTTATTATTGAAGCTAATAGGTATTTTTTCACCGTTAACTTCAAAATAATCTATATTACCAAAAATACTAATCTCTCCAATTTAAAATTTTAATTTAAGTTTCTTGTGTAAAAAATCCGTCAAGTGCTGTTATAGCTTCAGCTTCTGTTAAAAATGTTTGATGTTTTTCCCAAACTCCAGCGTCGTTAGCTATTACTAAACCTTCTACAGTTGGAGTTTTGAACTCTAAGCTGTCGCCTTTTGTGCTTGCCTCTGGTATAAACGGCTTAAATTTGACTTTTGGAAACCATTCAACTTTGTATTTTTGTATATTATCTATCATTTTTGTAACAATATGACCAAACCCTACATATGGTGGCACATCGTTTATACTTGACGTTACTAATCCAGATTCTGTTACTATTGTTTTACCTAGAATTTCAGCAAAAATTGTATCATCATCATCGTCAATACCTAAAGTTAATGTTGCACTTTGAAAACTTGTTGCATATTCTTTTGTTGAATCATCTGCATATAGTGTAGCTTCTGCAATACTTGGACTACATGAACTTGAAATAGCTCCAGCCATTGTTTTTATGGTTCCGTATGTTTCGCCATCTGTGTTAAGTAAAGCATATCTAAATCTTCTAAGACCTATTGAAGCCATATTTTTACCTCCAAAAAAATATAAAATACCAGCTAGCTGGTTATATATAAAAATTAACAGATACATGAAAATATTTTGTATCTGTTTCATAAGTTTCTGCACCTGTGTCTGTCCAAGTAAAACCGTTATTTTTCAAAACTAATTTCACTTGAGCTAAAATATTTTTAAAATTGTTGGGCGACCAAATATCTATTGTCGCCCATGTTGTGTCAGTATGATAATCATTATCAGACCAAAGTTCTGGGACCTCAGACCAAGTATAATAAGTTAAATATGTGCTCGCAGAACCGTTATAATTCATATATTCTATTGGAATTTGTTCACCGTCAACAGTAAAATTTTCAAAAGCAGCCTCAATTAATGGATTAATATTCATATTTAAGCAACCTTTCTTAGTGTACTGTCAACAATTTTATTCATTGCGTCAATAATTTCTTGTTTTGATCGTTGAACAGCAGGACGCACAAACGGTTGCGCGTTCATGTTTTTTGTCCCGTATTCTAACCAAAGTGCTTTGTAAGCGTTATATTTTATAGCTCCGCCTTTTCTTGTTGGGACTGTCCCTGAAAATCTAACGTGTATCTTCCAAGTCCCATCTTTTTCGTTTTGTGTTGGTTGAGATTTCCTCAAAGACATCATCATTGCTCCTGTATCAACGTGCGCTAGTGACGCTTGTCTTATATTTTTATACAAAATTTCTTGTCCTGCTACTAACATTTCTTGAACCATTTCATCGCTTAATAATTTAGTTGGGATTAACTCGTCTAAATCTAGTTCAACAAAATTCAATTTAGCCATTATTTCACCACCAAAATACACATTATTTCTGTATATTTTTTATCAAAACTATAATCATTAACGTAAACAATTTCATATATATTATTATTAAACTTAATTTTGTAGTTGTTTTCTATTGTAATTGTAGTGTTTGGAGTTCTTATGAAAAATCTAGTTTTTACTTGAGAAAAATCACTGTTACTTTTTTGGATTTCTGTACCGCTAGTGTTTGACACTTGTGCATAAGTTTCAAATATTAATTCTTCAGTTTTGATTTCAAAACCGTCAACATCTTTTGTTATCAAATATTTGATAATTTGTATTTTTTTATTAAAAACGCCTGCGTTAATCTGCATATTTTTTTAGTCTCCATATCAGGACGAATCACAACAAATTAATACAGTGCATATCTAAAATACACTGTATTACACGATTTAAATTGTTTTTGTCTACGTAAAATGTTCTATTATCATACATATCTTGACATAAAACATATACAGCAATTACAAAGTCGTTTGATTCGTCTAATTTAGCTAAAGTCAAGCCTGTATATTTCATTAAAAAAGTTCTCGAGGAATCTAACATATACATTAATTCCTCGATTTCTTCTGGTGTCAAGCTCGAATAATCTAATTTTAAATATTGTGCTACATCTTGAACTGTTATTTCACTAACTACCATAATTTATCACCAAATTTAACAAATTTAAGCTGAAGCAACTTGTAAAACAGCTAATTTTTGTTGATTTGTAACTCTTGAATCTACTTCAATCCAGCCAATTACTCCTATTAAGTGAGTTTCTGCGTATAATTCACGTAATATCTCAAGTTCCATAGTTTCAGCGAATTTTACTGATAATCCTGATAAATCACCGTATATAACTGATTTTGAACCGTCTGCGATAACTGGCATATTATCAGAACAATATACTGGTTTTCCTAAAAGTGTGTAACCCCATTGAGCGTTTAAGTCTTGATTTAACAAATATTGACCGTTAGTATCTTTAAACTTTCTAATTGCTGCTCTTGTAGCTGGATTCATGATCCAAACTGCGTTTCTTTGATATAAATCTTTTACACTTTCTTGCAAGTCTATCAAATCATCAGCTTTGATAGTTCCAGCAAGTGAGGTTTCTGTTATATTTGTAGCTCCTGTTAATATACCCTGACAAGCACTTGTACCTGTACCGTTTAAAAATTGATTTTCTATAAATACAGAAATAGCTTCGCTCATTCTTTTTACTACAAACTGAGTTATATCTATTTCAGTATTATTTATTAAGCTTCTTGATATTTTAGTTAAAGCACCAGCCGTGAATCCAGATAATTCGATAGTTGTAAATTCTCCAGCAGTACTAGTTAAAGCGTTAGGTTCTGTGCAATAGTTGCAAGTGATATCATTGCCGTCCATTCCGTAACAAGGAATTTCTAATTTACCTTTAACATTAAAAATTTCAGCTTTTTCATACACAGGACACAAATTTCTTACGTTTTCAATTATATTTTTAGATATTGTTTCAGGTATTATAGCTCCGTTGTCGCCCAAACTAATATATGAACGTTCTGCTACGCCTCTAATAAAATTAGCAAATGAACGGGTTTCTTTGGTTTTGTTTTTTGAGCTACTTGAGCTACGTTCTTGTGACCCCATTTCTTCACCTTCTTCTTTTCTGTTTTCTTCTTCTACTAGTTTTTCTTCTCTTGCTATTTCAAGTGCTTCGATTGTTGAATTTAATATTGCTGCTTGATTTTTTAATTCATCCCAGATCTTTAGTTCTTCTTCGGTAAAAGCTCTTTTTTCTAGTTTTATTTTATTTAATAATTCAGACATTTTTTCTGAAACTTCTGCTTTTTTCTCGGTTAATTCTTTTAAGCTCATTAAAAATCCTCCGTAAATTATAAATTTTTTAAAATTTGTTCATATTTTGAATAATCTAGATCACGATAATCTAAAATTTTATTATTAACATCAAAATCAAGAGTTCTGTAATTTGTGGTTTTACCGCTTCTCATTTCAATACTAGTCCCTAAATATGCTGGAATTGCTTTGTCATCAATTATTGAAACTTCTAACAAGTCGATATTGTCTACATATCTACGTTTTATGCCATCTGGACGTGTTTCTTCGGTTTGGTTTAAAATTTCAAATCCAAAAGACCAACCTCTCAGCTTGTTTTTTTGAGCTTTTTCAATAACTTCTTCATCTGTTATATTACAAATTGCTCTAAGCCCTATGTTATCTTCAAAAAGCTCGATATTACCTTGTTTTGTTGACCCTAAAACTCGAGTATTTACGTGATCTAACAAACACAAAATATCATCATTTTTTTCGAGTGCTCTTTGAAACGTTTTAGGCACAATTTGTTCGACAAATTTTTCATTATTAAAATCTGTCAACACTATAGAATCTCTAGCTACTGCGTTGACGTAACCATCCAACAAAACTGAGTTGTTCCGTAATTCTATTCTCATTTTTATTCCTCACCTCCAAACTTTTTAAGTTGTAAAAGCAAGCTAACAAAAACACATCCAGCTATTATTATTGAACAAGCTGTATTTAAATCCATTAATCATCACCTAATTTCACGTTATTTTCTAAATCATCACCAATATTTTGAGTTTGACCTGTATTTGGTGTGAATATTTCTTTTGTTTGTGGATTATACAAAACATCTTGAAGCCCTAGTTTGATGAAATTCAATCCCAAAGGCTCTAAATCTTCCATAAATCGACATTCATCAATCTGCATTAAATTTGAATCAAGAGCTGTTTTATACGCTTCAAATCTTGTTTTTATATCACCTTTTATTATTTCTTTTGTATCAAAAGCAAAATATAAAGACTTTTTCTCTTTTTCAAGCAAAAAGTCTCGATTTAAAGCACACTCGATAGCTGTTAATATTGGTGTTACTGCGTTTTTTATGAATAATTCGTAATTATTGCCCTCTGGAATGTTAAAAATACTGCGAATTTCGTTATTTATTACAGTTTTTCTTTGGTTTAACTGCATTTCAACGCTTGATTGGCTAGATTCTTTGAATTCTAGACCATCGTTTAAAATAATAACGTTTTCTTCGTTGTTAGAGTACAAATTTCGCCACGCTGATTTTAAAGCCGTCATAGCTTCGGTACTAAGTCGATTTTTAGAGGTTAAAAATCCTTTTTTAGTCCCTCCTGTTGATACTAAATTCTGATCAAACTTTAAAATCAAATAAGCAATACTCAACAATTCTGAATTTTCTGCTAACAAACCACGTCCAGAAGCTCCGTTTTCTGTTGATTTCAAAATTTTAAGAAATTCAAAAGGTTTATATTTATTTCCCAAAACCATAATATCAAAGTCTTTAAAAATTGGATTATTATTGAAAAGTACTGAAACATTTCTACACGGGACGTAATTTATTGAAACGAATTTGTTTCTTTTTTTATTAATGTACGCATACGAATTACCGTAAATCAAGTAATCACGTACCATTGCGCGTTTAAATTGAACTCCGTCAAAAGTATCTTGAGTATCATCATTCAACAAAACTGTTCGAATATCGTTTAAAACTTCTACAGTTCTTTTTCTGCCTTGATTTTCTTCTGATTTATAAAGTTTAATTGGTATTGTTGAAATTGTATCTGAAATTAAGTTCACACATTGAGAAACTGCTGGTATATTCATAGCTTCATATTCTGTTATTTGTGTTTCAGACAAAAAAGCTGTCAACAAATTCTCGCCTGACAGACGTGTCTGGTTTGAAAATCTGGTCTGGTTTTTTTCTGATTTACGTCGCTTGAAAATATCAAATATGCTCATTTTTTCACCTCCCCCTGACGGTTGCCAGGTCTTTCAGTTTAACAAACTTGAACCGACCAATCATCAAAAACGATATCTTGTTGTAGTAAATATATTGCGTTAACTAATGAAACTACCATGTCTACTTTCCCTCTGCATTTCTTTTTGTGAATATATCTGTTCATGTTTGTGTCAAATGTACATTTAGAGTTTTGAAAGTTAATCTCTAAAAGCTCGTTTTTCTCATATTCAAAATTGTTTTCAGTTATTTTTTCTGTCAAAAGTTTTGTAGCTGGATGTAAAACGCTTGAATGTTGTCTAACTTCTACAGTATTATAAAATTTATCCCATTTTTGAGCTGAGCTTAAAGCGTTATATCTATCAAAACCAATTGCTTTTACAGTCACGCCGTAGTTTTTTTCTACGTTAAAAACAAAATCTTCTACAACTGAATAATCTATTGTCTTGTTTCCACAAGCGATACATTTTTTTGTCTGTATAAATCTTCTATAATCTAGTCTTTCAGCAATATTTTTTTCATCAATTCGACCCTCAGGAATAAAACAAATAACATCAGCCAAAATTTTACCGTTATCTTCTGAAACTATTGCCACGGCTGTATTATCTGTAGTTATAGATAAATCAACGCCAATATAAACATCACGACCAGACCAATTAATTTTATTCACACGACATTTTTGAACGTCTTTTATATCAACAAAACTCTCGACGCCTGCACTTTGATATATGATATTACAATGTTTAGTCACAAAATTTTCTCGGGCTGAACTCATTGCAATAGCAAAAGTACGCTTTTTTGTTAAATCTTCCCAAATTTCAGGTATTTCAAGACTTACTGGATTTGCTTGTTTTAAAATCAAGTCGTCAGTCATCCAATTATCTGTTTTGTCTGGCTCGTACAACAAAGCGAAAAGAGTTTCATCTTTTTGTATCCCGTCTAAAACTTGCTTAGCGTAATTTACCTCGTTTTCTAGTGGGTTGTCTATTGTTGGATATTTTGTAGATATTATACAACCTAATTTATTTAAAATATTGATTTGACCGCTTCTCATAGCTTCAATTGCGTAATTGTTTGGTAAATCACCAATTTCATCGGCTAGAAATACATTTGGAAGCCTGCCGTCCATGCTAGAATTTGAGTAATTTAAGGGGTAATAAGTATTTTCATTAAGTTTAAACTGGATATAATCTCGTGTGATTCTAAAACGGTTCACACGATTTGACGTATATATTTTAGGGCTTGATTTCAAAATTTCTTCTATTGCTTCCTTGACAAGTCTAGAACGGTTGCCGTCTGGAGCAACTGAGTAAAACTTTGAAAATTTCGGCTCTAAAATAAAAAGCAATATAAAAATTGTTGCTATTGTGAAAGTCTTAAAATTTTTTCTACCAATTTCTAATATTACTTTTTCATATTTACGTTTATTTTTGTTGTCTCTATGGACTATACACAAAATAGCTGTATACAACAACCACTGATAGCCGCAAGAACAGTTATATATTGTTTCACCAGTTTTTAGACCTTTTGGCATTATCATCAATTTTAACGTTAATTCAATCAACTTCAATTTGTTTTCGTCTAAACAATAATTTTCATCTTTTCCATCAACAATATCAAGAAAATTCTGGCATTGCAGTTTCACATATTTTGGAGTTTCCGCGGTTTTTAAAGCCCATTCCGCATATTCTTTGGCTTTCAGATTGTATCAACTCTTCCGCTTAGATACTCCAAAAGTGGATCTGTACCACCAGTTTTTTCATTGTTTCTTAGTTCTTTTATTATTTTCAACAAGCCATTTATAGTTCTATTCGCTTCTGCACAAGTTTTGTTGTATATTATCAAAGCTGGATTTACACATGAGGTTGTAACTCCTTTTATATACATTTTTTCTGTCATCATTCCTTCTTTGTCTAATATTTCTTCCAACTCTTCCAGATATTCAAGCAATTTAGAATAACGTTTAAATGTCGTTAAAAAGAAAAAATTGCTTTCAACACCGTATTTTTCTGCCATTTTTATAATTTCTTGTGCTTGTTCTTTTAAATTATTATTTTTTTTCATTTCTTTTTTTCTTCTTGTCTTCCCTTTTTTTCTTGTTGTATTTTTAGCTAAAAACTTTTATTTTTTGTAACGCTTTTTGTTTTTACTTTCTGCCTGACATCTAAATTTAACTTGTCACACATGCATTAGGCCGTTTGGTTTTTGCTAGGTTTCAAGCCAGTACCTTTTTTTAGGTAGGGGGGGATGTTTATTATATACAAATTTTTATTTCAATGTT